TTCTTTTTGGCTTGTGCTTTAGCTTCTTCGACAGCTTTCGCCGCTTCTTCAAGCTTTCGCTTTACAGCCATTCTTCTTCTACCAGACATAATCTAACTCCGTTTAATAAAATAAATAGTTCTGGGGCGAAAAATCACCCCAGATACAAATTATAGATCATCTGGTGCTACGAAACCAGTAACTCTGATCAAGAACTTGCCCTGTGTCATAGCAGTTGAAGTTCCAGCAGTTGAGCCACCGGTAAAATCTGTTATAACAATTGGAGCAGTTTTTCCTGGAGCATCAGCAAAGAAGTTACTTTGATTTCCTCCAACGCCAGCAGTGTCTGAGGTAATTGTAACAACATGCGAGTTTGGAGAGCCGCCAACATTAGCAGTAAAACTAGAGTGAGAGCCTGCATTAAACGCTGTTTTAATGCCTAAAGCAATATGTGCTGCGGTTGTAGCACTTTTGACATTGACCTTATCAGCAGTTTGACTACCATTATAAGCTTGAGCTCCGTTTAAGTCAATAAACTTATGTTCAAAAGAACCATCAGCTTTTGTCAATGAAAGTCTAGAGACTTCATCTGTAAAAATATCTGCTATTGTTAGAGCTTGGTCTTCGGATGTTCCAACGGTGATCGTAGCAGTAGCTGAAGTTGTAGTCCCAGCTCCAGCACCGGTAGCAATGTAAACATACTTGTTTTCAAGCCCATTATCATCAATAGGAGCAATACTATGCTCTCCTAAGACACCGATACTATTCATGTCTGCGTCAATTGACACTGCTGAACCTACAGCAACACCAATTTTTCCATTAGCATTTCCGATCTCCAATTGATAAGCGTTTGTTGTCGACCCAAGTAGGAAACCATCTGATGGCATTTCCAAACAAATTGTCTCAATTGAGGTAACTATTCCAAAAACTGAGCGTGTCAATTGAGCGATATAAGAAACTTGTGCTGTTCCAGAAGCATCTTCTGTCCCAACAGGTACACCACCACCAGTTCCTCCAGTCTTAACAACATCTTTTGAAGTTCCTAAATCAACTACGATATCAGTGGTTAATTTATGACCTTCGCGATGTTGGGTTGCAGAAACAATTGCGTTTTTCATGCCAATTGCGGCTCCAACATCAACGTTCTGACCAAGTTTTTCAACTTCAAAAAGTCTTTTTCTATCTAATCTTCTCATAGTCATAGTATCATCCCCCTATAGATCAGCAGGGGCAACGAACCCATGGATGTGGATAACAAGCTTGCCGCCGTTATTAGCAGCGTTGTAAGCACCTGAAGCCGAACCAGCACCATCTGCTAAATAAAGATAATGATCTTTCACAGCTTCTGCATCTGTGGTATAAGAGTCATCTCTACCTACTACTACCGCAGCTCCACCGGTAAATACAGTTACAGCAGAACCAACACCAGAGACAGCATATCCTTGTGCTCTAGTAGCATTAGCAGCAACACCACCGGGTAAGGCAAAAATGTCAATATCTGTTCCATTTGAGGTAGCATCAATTGCTTCAACGCATACAACTCTAATCTCAGTAATTATTCCAAATTTTGCATTTGTGAGTTGAGTTATTGCTGATGCCGTACTAGCAACACCTATTGCTTGTCCATCTGCTCCACCTGGAACGATTGCCGCTTTTGACGTTCCAAGATCAACAGCGATCTCTGTAATAATCTCTTGTCCTTGTCTGTGTTGAGTTGCAGATACAATGGCATCTTTAATCCCAGCACCTGATTCAAGATCAATTGGTTGTCCAAGCTTCTCGACTTCAAAGAGTCTCTTGCGACTAAATCTTCTATTTCCCATAATAATTTCTCCTTAAATTATGTTATTGCAATAACTTGTTCAAATCTTCGAGTTCCACACCAGCCACTTCGGTGATGGACTCTTCAAGGGCAGTGGCCTCGCCCAAGGAGGATATGTTCAAGTTCCTAATAAGTAGTTTCAAATAAAACAAAAAACCCCATCACCGAAGTGACAGGGTTGATTGCCTTCATCTAATCAGAGATTAGCTAGCAGAGTATTCTCCACCAAGAAGATCACGGCAGATAACCAAACCGTACATATCAGGGCGAACCATTTTCTTCGCATAGCGAGTCATGACACCCTTTCTAGGTACGAAGTCTTCTGGTCCGAAGATCGTTGGTGTAGTTTGTAGCGGCACGTATGGTGCGTATACATATCCACTTTCAAGGAAAGAAGATCCGATACGAGCAACCAATAGAACGTTACGTGGGAAGTAAGGATCAACGATAACGTCGAACTTACGGTTCAAAGAACCAACCTTAACAGCACCAATATCACCTTTGTCAGCATCAGCAGTTACGTTTGCACGGAAACCAGCTGTAAATTCCAAGATGTTTGCAACTTCTGGAGAACATACAACATGAGTAGCTCCACCACGAAGAGTCTTTCTGTGAATCTGAGCAGATACGTCGTTGATTGTTTCAATCAAAGTCTCATACCATTCAGATACAGTACCGGTGAAGTCGGGAGCAGCAGAAGAAGCACCAAGCTCAGCACCGGTCAAGCGATCAACAAACAAACCAGGAGAACGAGACCAGTAGAATGTAGCAGCAGTTGCACCATTTACAAGGTCAGCAAGAATCTCACGATCGATTTCAAGAGCAATTTGCTCAGAAAGGATAGATGTCAATTCAACCTCAGCATCAATGTTGTGATAAGCGTTCAAGTCTTGTCCCAATTCAGGAGTCCACTTTGCTTTCAACTTTTTACTTTGAGCTGTGATTGCGATTGAATCTACCTTGATGTCGATCTCTGGAATTTTTTCATTTCCTTCAAGAGGATAGTTATATCCAGCGATGGCACCAGCAGCAGGGGCTGCGGCAGTTCCTACACCGTCTTTAACAGGGAAAGAAAATCCACCTGCTAAGATAGGTCCAGCAGAAGTTGTAGCAGTCATCACCTCAGCACTCAAATCGCCAGGTTGAGTGTGCGTAATTACAAAACGTACAGCATCAGCGTTACTAGTAAGTTGAGAAAGACCAAATCCTCTATCGCTATCGGTGACCAAAGATGTAAGACGACGAACTGTGCTTAGTTCGCCCGCATTAGGTGTGTGGCCTAAGATGTCAGCGTGCTCTAGAATGTCGATCATACCTTGTTCTGTCATTGTGATAGCAGCTAGGTTGTCAAAATCTGCGTCTGTTTGACCAGAGGTCACGGATTTAAATGCATTTCTGTCTTTTGCAATATCGACTACAAAAATAGCCAAAGAAGAATCAGTGACTGCCAAAAGATCTGGGTCAAATTTTAACAATTTCTTTTGTGCTTGAGTCAATGAGCCATCTAATTTAAATTGAGCAACGACAATCTGGTCGGCAGCTGTTTGCCCGGCAAGAGCAGCAGCGTTAGATCCAGTTGGAGAAGCGTATGCATAACCAACCATTTCACGAGGACCAGAAAGGTTACCTTTAGTAGTTGGATCAACCAAGTTAACACCACCGGTAACTTGAGAACCGACTTTGTTGGTACCATAAATTGAAGCAGCACCTTGGGTACTAGAATCGTTACCAAATCTTGAGTCTTGAGTAGCATTGGTGCCAAGGTTTCTACCATAAGTGAAGTCAAGAAAGAAGATCAAACCAGATGGCAAAGACATCGGCTGAACACTTACAAGATCGTTAGCAATCAATCCGGCAAATACACGACGAACGATTGGGAAAGCAACAGCTGCAAAACCTTCGATACCAGGACCAGAGGACATTGAGTTTTGCTCTTTCAACAATGACTTAGCTTGATTTTCAAGCAATACAGCCATGTTTTGTTTTTGTGAACCACTAAGACCTTCTAAAAGACCGGTTTGAGTCCACTTGTTCAACAGAGCGGCACCTTCGCGTTCCATATTGCGATTGACCATACCCTCTGTTAGAGTTTCAATAATAGACATTTTAAAATCTCCTTAAATTATTTTTTTATGCCTGCAAGCTTTTGCATCTTTTCTCTAAGAGAATCGTTGCTCTGCTTGCTTTCGTTAATGTTTTGTCTCGAATTTAACATAGAACTCAAGTTCGACCTTCTGTTGACTGACTCGCTAAGTGATTGTGGACCTTTTTTGCTATTAGGCGTCGATCCCACTGTAGCTCTGAGTGTCTCATGAAGATTTTTAGCTTCTTTCGGAGACTCCGCATTGGAGATGGCTTCGACAATTTTTGACTTTTGTCGCTCATTCAGGGAGGCATCGCTCAAAGTGCGGTTTTGATATAAAAGTTTTGCGTTTGACAATAAAGACTCCTCAAGGTGGACTTCCAACTTGGTAAGGACGCGTTCTAATTGACCATTTTGTTGCGTCAGACTCTTTACTGTCTCGTGTAATTCGTTAACTCGGCCCATGAGTTCTTCTTTTTCCTCATCGACTTGTTCTACTTCCTCTTCGGAAGATTCTTCTTCGTAGATAATATCGGCCATTTCTTGGTTGAATTTTCTTCTTGACCTGTTAGTCATATGATGACCCATTTCATTTTTGATTGGGTCAAAGTCAATATCTACTTTTTCTTCTAAAATGTCACCAAGGACTTCATAAACCTCTTGGAGGGCATCTTCCTCGGGCTCTGCTTCTAGATCTCCAAGAAGACTGTCTAAATCGTCTCCACCTTCTTCGGCGGGTGTTTCCCCTCCAAGGTCTCCAAGATCGCTTACAGGTTCTTCTAGGGCTCCTGAGGCTGCCATTTCTTCATCTTCGGGAACAGAAAAGTCTCCAAGATCTAATTCAATCATGCCGTTGTCATCTTCTGGAAGATTGTCAACCATGGCTGTTAGTTTTGTGGAAATGTCATCAAAGCGTGAATCCCATGCTGGAGGAGCTTCAATTGCTGCTTCTGGGTTTCCACCACCAACAGCCGGAGCTTCTTCTTCTTGCATTAGTTCGTCTTCAATTTCGCTTATGATTGATTCAGCACGTTGAGGTGCGTCGTCCTGCTCAAGCATCTGATCTACTGCTTCTTTAATTTGTTTCGAGTACTTGTCGAGAACAGATTGTTCAGCATTTTTAATGGCTTGTTCTCTTAGTGTTGCAGCATCAGCAATTGCTTGTTCTAACATACTGGACATTAATTCATCTCCTAAAAATATATTTCTCCAATAAATAGTATTGTTTTTAATAAACGCACTTAAACCACAATCCAATCATGGTCGACCGGCGTTGTAAATATTTGTAATCTCTGTAGGTGACAACAACTGTTGAGTGACAAA